CCTGCGGAATGGCACGGGCATAGTTCACGCACTTCATCCCAAGAAGCCCGAAAGCCTGGACAACGGCATTGACGATTCTGTCATAGAAGCCGTCTGTCATCTTCCTTATGTCGTTGACCGTGAAGTTCGACTTTATCTTTACACCCATATTCTTGCGTGCAGTTGAGTTCTTGAACAATTGATTACCGTCTTCCTTATAAGCTCGTTTCCGCAGCTGTCCTTGACGCTGACGAGAACGCCAGTGTCGATACAGCAACAGGCTTGGTGAACATAGATTACGGCAGAGGAATACACCTGCTTGCCGTCGTCCATTGTCATCTGGCTTGCCCTGCCTTGCGTCTCAAGGCGGCAATTGCCAACAAAGACTTCACCTTGTTCCTGCGATACAACGTACCCGTCGGCGTTGCGTGAACTGCCGACAGGCACGATGTACAGCTTATGAGGATACATGCTTACCATAGGTCGCTCGCGTCTCTGATGACACTTCCCGATCTGGGGTGCTCTCCGACACTCTCCGCCAATCCGTTGAAGAAGTCGTCGAGCAGCTTGTCGGCATCTTGCCACGATATTGACATTCCGCCCTCGCTTACGCTCCTCTTGGTGTTGAGCCGTATGAGGCTTTCATTGTCAAGTATGGCCTTGTTGCACACACTGACATCGCAAAAGGCATCGGGGTTTGCTCCTCCCTTGAACTCCACCAGCCTGACAAGCTCGTCAGTGGCGGAAAACTGGGATAGTGTGGCGGATATGTATTCGTGGTTAGTCATCTGTTATCCCTTTCTGAATTTGCGCGATTTCGGCTTGGCTTTCGGTTTGGCGGATTCCTCGGCAACTTCTTTGGTTGTTGTCTCGGATTCGGCTACAAGCTCGCCTATGCCACGCTCAACGATAGAGGTGACACGCGCCTCGCCCGCAACGTCGATGATGTCACCAACGTTGTGGACGACGGCACGGTTTGTCTTGTCGCGGAACTTTACCAATACTCTTACCTTAACCATGTCAGGCCTCCACTTCCGTTGAGTTCAACAGATAGATTCGGTCAACATTGTTGATAATCGGCACCACCATCGCTTGCGAAGCGGTATATTCGATTATCGGGTCGGTCTCGGAATACTCCGAAACGAGGGTGTAGTCGCTGGCTTTTTGGTAAGCCACACCACCAACGGGACGGGTCTCCTCGGCGGTAGCTGTGTAAACCAGGTCGCCAATGGTGTCGTCGCAGGTGAAAGCAAGTGTTCCGGCCTCCCATGCCTTGTGTCCTTGCGACACGCCGTTAATCTCCACGAATGTGGTGCGGCTGACGCGATGGAGCGTGATATTCCATTCCGACATGAAGACTTCGGCAAGTTGCGTGAAAGTAAGGTTAGGCACGTTTGCACCGCCTCCCACGAAGTTGACGGAGAAGCCGAACAAGCCGCGCACCTGTGCGTTACGCCCCATGACGCGCAGAGTGGCATCATCGGCGTAGCAGTGACGGATGACGTGACCGTCTTCAGATGCTTTGTCGACAACCTTTTGGATGTCGTCAACAGGTGTCGCGCTGGCGTTTGTCCAGATGTAATCCGATGCGGTGAACCTGTTTTCGGCAAGGAACTGCATATCGAGACGGATACCCTCTCCGACATTGCCCACGGTCAGTCCCACTCCTGTAGAGAGCATTGAGAGGAAGACATCCTCAATACGCTCGTCTATGCCGTTTATGGCCTTTGGGACGGCGGAGAAGATGCGGTTGACGATTTCGGCCTCCGAGCGGTTCTGCGCCATCATAGCGTCGATAGTCTTCATCTCAGCCTCGTTGAGCGAATACTTAACGCCTATCTTGGGAATAGACCCGACAACAGTAGCGAGGCTGTCGCGCTTCTTCAACGGGAGCGGCGAGCCAAGAGCTACCACATCAGCGGCAACACTCTTGTAGGCAGCGGTGAGGCTTGCCCAGCGTCCGTCAGGAGAATAAGTTGGGGTCAGCAACTCGCGGAACATGAATGGTATCTGGTTGTCCAGAGAGCGGCCATTCAGTCTTTCAACGACTGAAAGGACATAGTTGGGAAAATATTTCTCAACGTATTGGGGGAAAATTGAACTGTTCATCTATTCTTCTCCTTTCTTTTTAGGGTTTAGTGTAGGTTTTTGACACGACCTCCGACGGAATCATTCCGGTCTTGTAGGCGATAGCCTTAACGGTAGTTGTTGCCGAAAGGGTTATCTTTGATGTGGCGTCGTACAGTGTCGATGCACTTGTCGGGGCACTGCCGTCGGTGGTGTAGTAAATTGACGCACCTGTTGTGGCACAAGCCAACTCAACGGTCAGAGACGCTCCCGACTCCCACGATGCGGGGCTGAACTCAGGAGCCTCTACAATGTCGTCTGTCTCGTCATGTGTGAAGATGATGTGCGACAATGCGCTCTTGACGGCACTGGTGTACACGTAAGGAGCGGCTGCGTCGTTCACTATGCCATCCACCATGATTGAGACTGCGGGTTTTGATGCCAGCACCGTGCAAGCCACGACACCGACATAGCTATAACCCGAAGGAAGCGTGTAGGAACCGCTCGATGGAAGCAAGGGCTTGTATGTGCCGTTGCCGTCGGTGATTACAACCACGCCGGCAGGAATGGTCTCGGCTGTGTAACCTGTCATATCAAGCACACGGCCTCCTTCAATCCCTGCGATGAACTTGCGGATAACGATTCCGTCATTTGCCGCAAGAACTTGATTCGTTTCGTTTACAAGATTTACTTTTGACATGATTTAGAGTTTTTTGTTTTTTTGTTTCGTTTTTCCGCCTTACATTTTGGCACTCTTCACGATGGCATCGGTCATGTCTTTTGTGGCCTTGGTGCCGTCGAATCTGGGGATGCCTCCCTTGTTCGGCAGAAAGTTTGTTTTGATTTCCTGGCTATATCCGTTCAGTGCCGCGTCTATCTGTTCGTCGGTAGCGTCCTCGGCTATGTCGGCGAAACCGTGCGCGATAATCCAATCGGGTATGCCTTTTTCTTTTGCCTTGCCTGCAATAAACTCCCTGCGCTCTTTTTGCTTTGCCACCTTTATCTCGGTTTCGCGCTCGCTCTGCATGGTCTTAATCTTCTCCTCGTAGCCCTTGTTGGCTTCGGTGAGGCTCTTGATTGTTTCCGTGATGCTGTCAAGCCTTTTGTTGAAAGCCTCTTCAAACGCATTGTGTTCGTTGCCGCCGCCACCCGCTGCCGTCTTTCTCGCCTTCTCAAGCTCCATTTTAAGACGCTCAATCTCATCGGCACTGGCCTTTATCGCGTCCTCATGTTCCTTGCGTGCCTTGGCAAGAGCCGCCGACACTCGTTTGTCGTTGTCTCTTTGCATGGCTTCCAAATTGGCTTTTTGGGAAGCCACGACGCTCGACAAGTTCTCATCCGTAACGAGACCAGTGCTTGCAAGGCTCTCGGCTCGTGCCGTCAGAACATCATCACCCAACCCAAGCTGTGCGTAGGCTTGTTTCAGGGCTTGTAATAGTTTATCTACCATTATTTAGAATGATTATAAATTTCGGCAAAAATACAGATAAAAAAAAAAAAGACGGCATCTGGCGCCGTCTTATGTTTGTGTTATCTCTTAACACATTTTTTTACTCCTCTGTTTTCTTCCAATACCCTTTGTTGTCCCTCAAAAAGTAGGGCAGCGTTCCGTTTCGCTCAGCCCTTGCTATCCTGTCCTCGTTCCTTGCCAGCCACTCCTTGAAGTTGTATGGCACGTCTTTTACCGTGTTCACGCTCTCGTTGTTCTCGCCTTTCTCCAAGTCAGCCCAGAACTCCTCGTCAGACTTGAGTATGTAAGTTATATAGCATCTGCACTGCGGGTGCCAGCCAACGAACTTGAAATCCCTTGGGTACTTGCCTTGCAGCTCGTCGCAGATGTCAACGAACTTACCCTCTGGCACTCCTTTGCAGTTGTGATTGTTTGACAGGTGTACCTCTATTCCAACGCAAGCGTCGAAGTCCTGTGCCGTCTGACTATCCGATGAGCGATATGCCATGTTTATCTCTGTTCGTGCGAGGCGCATTGCGTTCTTGTAAGCGGAGCGGTATGTCCCCGTGCCGGGATGGAAAGCCGCCATCGCCTTGCTCATGCGCAACTCTCCCGTCTCCTTGTCGCGCACCCTGCGAAAAAGAGCGTCGGGGTTCTTCAACAGGCTGCGCACATCGCGACTCAGATTCTCGGCTGACCTGCCCGTCAGCAAAGCCGCGTCGATAGCCGCTGCCATCTGCCTCTCCATCGCCCTTGTGTTTTCCCATACCTTGCTCGACAAGTTCAAGCCGCCTATCTTGCGTTGCTGGAAGGCTTTCAAGGCATCCAGATTACGGGCTTTCATTCCCACCAACTTCTCGTTGAACAGCGTCTGCATACCCTCAGCTTGTCTTGCAACTTCATATATGCCGCTTAAATACTTTACAGCCTGCTTGTACGCTTTTTCCCATTCCGTCGCTTCAGCTTGCCTTGTAATTGATGTTATCTCTTTCGACAGCTCTTTCATCAACTTGTCAATCTTCTTTTTTAGCTGCTTGTTTTGCGAGAATGAGAATATCACATCGGCTGACGCTTCCGCGCCATATCGCAGCGACAGCATTACCGACTGCTCTATCGCCTGGTTGAGAAGTCTTTCTATGCGCTTGACGTAGGCTTCAAGACGTTTGTGGTGGGCGATGTTCCATACCCTGTGCGGGTCGGTTTCTGGCTTGGGCATGACTCTTCGTGTTATTCAGTTTCCTCTTCTGTACCGAAGTATAGTGGCTCTTGTTCGGACTTCTCGGCCATGATACGCTCCAATTCAGCCACAGGGTCTTCTGTGAGACCAAGCCTGCGCACGGCCTCCTCAAGCGAGACAAGTCCGCCTGAGTAGAGCGTCACGATGGACTGCCACTCATCCCTCTTGTCCGTCTGGAACGGCTCGGCAAACTCAAACGAGATTTGGAGTTCGCCAAGTTTGGCCGCCATGTCAGGGTTGAGGAACTGCAACACTCCGATAATGACCTTTACGTCCCTGTCCACAAGCTCTCCGTATATCTCCATTCGGTTTGCCCTCTTAATGTAGCCAAGTGCCATTGCGTTGCGAATGGCGACTCCCGAAAGCGTTCCCATGCCGCGCAGCTTGTCAAACGAAAAATCGGGGGTGAAAGTGTCGAACAGAATGGAGTCCTTCAAGTCCTCTTTTTCCGCCGTCCGAAGCTCGCTCGCCTGTGGCGGGTTGACATACTCGAAACGGCTGTCCTTACCTGTCGCCTGCAAGAGCTTGGCGGGGGTGCTTGGCTCGAACATGGACTCTATGACATCGGCGGAGGCCAATGCTATCGGGTCGGCGAAGTAGTTGTTGGTGTCGCCTATCTTGCTGTCCATCTCCTCTTCACGCTTCAAGCGCGGCTCAGCCCCTTCCCATGCCTTGGGCTGTCTGTAATAAACGAGGTTTATTCTGCCCGTGGGGTTGGCGTAGCTCTCGACATCCCATCCAACACCTCCCTTGGCACATTCATAGGTCATGGTCGGTGTGAGAAAGTCCCAGTGCTGCACAGCCTTGCCGTCAGCACCGCGCAAATTGTAGCCGTAGGCGAATGCCACGAGGTGTCCGTACTGGTCTTTGAGGATGCGCAGGTCGTAGCCGAGGGAGCGGGAAAGAAGAACGGTGTCGCACTGCGGCTTGTTGTTGTCGTCCTTGTAGAGGCGGTAGAGCTTGGCGCACTCCGTCTCGCTGCCCGCCATACGCTTTATCTTACGCATATTGGTGTCGTAGCGCGTGTCCTTGATGAAGTCGGTGAACAGCTTGTACGCCTCGTCGTCGCCCTCGTCCTTCTTGAACATGATGCCGTTGGCGAGGAGGAAGAACAACTCTATCTCGTTGATGTAGCGTTGCCTTGCCCTCGGCAGCTTGCAGAGTTCGTATGTCCCCCTTGGTGTCCTCTTGTAGCCTCTTTTCATTACGTCGTGTTTCTGCGGGTAATACTCCTTCAGGGCGTTGTCCACGTCGGCGGCGTTGGACTCCATCAGGTTGAGGGCATGGCTGATGTCGCCGTCCTCGATATACTCGTACAATGTCCTTTCCGCGCCGCTGGCGTTGAGCAGAAGGTTGCGGAAGAATTGCGATACATACGCGATAATTGATGATTTCATATCTATGTTTTTTTAGAAAATTGGGAGGTCGTAGTTAGGTCTTGTCTTAGGTTTCAAAATGTGGCCAAGCAGCTTTGCGACGACATAATAACGCACCGCGTCGATGGCGTGGTTGTTAGCGTCTATCGGCTCGTTGATATAGTTTCCGTTCTTGTCTTTTGCCCATGTGTAGTTGCGCAGCTCGTTCTGCACGTTATAGGAGCGGCGGGTGACGAAGATGTTGTCGAAGTCCTTCATGCGCTCTATGCCTGCCACGATGCTCATCTTTGACTTGTCAACGGGGTAGATTATCAGCCCCGTGTTGGAAAGTTCCTGCACGAGGCGCGGGTCTGCGCTCTCCGAGAATATGTGCGTCTTGTCCTTCTTCAGCTCCCTTGTGAGGTCTGATATTAGCATACCCGTCTGGTAGAACTGCTCGTCGATGTAGAGGTCGTTGCCCCAAACACCGCACTTGACACAGGCGGAGGGGTCGTGGGTGAAGCCCAGGTCGAGGCCTCTCGCAACGTGTCGGCACTCTTCGGGGAACTCATCGACGATGCCCCATTTCTTGAACACCGCACCCTCGGCAACGTCCGCCCAGCGTCCCATCATGGTGTGCGCGTACTTCTCGGGGTTGTTATTCTTCATGGATTCGGCCTCTTTGAGGAACTGCCCGGAAAGGTGTCCTATGTTGTCGAGGTAGGTGGTGTGTATGTGCATCACGTCGGGGTGCGTTGATATTTGCACGGGAACACCGTCGTACTCGACAAGCCTGTGTGTCTTCTCTATGAAACGCTTGTAAACCCAGTGGTTGCTATCCGTGGGGTTCATTATAATGATGATGCGGCAGCGTATTCCTTTCTGTCGGATGGACAGCATAAGGGTGTCGAACTCGCGCTCGCTAACCCACTCCTCCGCCTCGTCGCAGATGAAAGTCGTTATGCCGTATATGGATTTCAGCTTTGCCGTCTGGTTGCCGCTGCTTGTCTTGATGCCTCGGAACATGACGTGCGAACCCGTCCATGTGTTCACCACGTCCGTCTTTGTGTTCTTGAAGCACCCCCTTGTGTCGTCAAGTTCGGTCTTCTCGATAAACTCAGGTATGATGGATATGCTCGCGGATGCCATTGTATAGCGGGTGTAAAGTATCTGATGGACAAGGTCTCTCTCCCCCTTGTTCTTGATGCACTCGAAGGTGAGGCGGCTTATGAACGTGGACACGCCAAAAGTCTTGCCGCTGCCGCGCCCTCCTGTTATAAGGAAGATGAAATGGTCGTCGTCCTCATACAAAGGCTTGTATATGTCATACGTCTTTATCATCACCATAGGCATCCTCCATTTCTTTCTTGAGCCACTGCTTTACGTCCACGCCATGTTTGATTTCGGACGGGGCATCAAAGTCCATGTCGTCGGACTCTTCGCCAAACCCCTCCTTTCTGCCGAGCGTGGACAGCAGATACCGAAGCATGTTGCCGTCGGGTCGTTCAATCCAGCCAATCATGTTCCCCTCTTCATCTTTCCTCGGGATGCCGAGAGCCAACACCCTTGCAGATATAAGGCACTCGTCAACCAGTTTCCCGCGCTCATCCTTGACCGCCTGCTTGAAGGCCGCATCGTCACGTATCCACGCATGGACTGTGCAGCGGTTCACCTTGAAGGCCGCTGCCGTCTTGGTGATGTGGCCGCCGGTCTTTCTCAGGACTTCGCGGAATTTGTCTATGTCGGGCTTGTTCATGCGCGTGCGTATCTGTTGTATCTGTTGTTTATGTTATTCAATCATTTCAAGC